CACCGGATTAACATTAGACGGAACCGAATTTAATATAAACAATGCGCAACCAACTATTACAAGTGTTGGCACATTGACAGGATTGGATGTCACTGGTAATATAGATGCAGGCAACGTAAGTGTTACAAATGACGTTAGTGCAACAACGTTAGGTGGTACTTTAACAACTGCGGCACAACCTAACATTACAAGCGTGGGTACGTTGAGTTCACTTGCAATTAGCGGAACAAATGATTTAACAGTGCGAACTATTACAACAGGAGCCAACACTACAACAGGAACAATTGAAGGCGACTGGTCATTAACAGCAGGTTCTAAGTTAAATGCTACCTACGCTGACTTGGCTGAGTGTTACACAGCAGACGATAGTTATGAACCAGGGACTGTAGTTGTATTTGGTGGTGAAGCCGAAGTAACTGCACAAGATATTGCCGACAATAAAGCAGTAGCGGGCGTTGTATCAACTAACCCTGCTTACTTAATGAACTCAGAATGTGAAGGCGAACATGTAGTTCAGTTAGCACTAATTGGTCGTGTACCTTGTAAAGTTATTGGACCCGTTAATAAAGGTGACTTAATTGTAACTTCAGAACAAGTTGGATTTGGTAAAGTAAACAATGAAGCAAAACCAGGCACAGTAATCGGTAAAGCATTAGAAAACTTGTCAGGTGAAAGCGAAGGATTGATTGAAGTATTAATTGGTAGATGTTAATATTTGTACTTGTCTATATATGATAAGTATACTTAATGAATCCTTTTGTTCTTAGTTATATAGAAAGGCTCAAAGCCTGGCACGATCTAAAAAATGAACTAGAATCATCAGACCTCGGCAATATTTGTGTCGAGGTCGATAGGTTTTGGCAAAAGTGCCCAATGTCAAATCATTATCTTCACCCAGATGAAATTGAATCGTGGCCCGATCCATGGCAATTATTAAACGATAACATTTATTGTCCTTATGCTAGAGCATTGGGCATGGTTTACACTTTACTTTTATTGGGCATAGAAGATATTGACTTTATTGAAGCAACCGATTATCATAATAATGACGTAGTATTAGTTCTAGTTGATTGCGTAAAATATGTGATGAATTACTGGCCCGGCTCAGTGTTAAATACTACTCACTCGGATTTCGAGATCAAGCGTCACATTGACGTTGATCCCTTGTTTAAAAAAATAAATATTAAAAATAATTTTGAGGATTAAAAATGTCAACAGAAACAATCGAGGCTCCTGCCACTACTATAAATTATGTATTGAAACGAGATGGTACTACTGAAGAATTTGATAATTCTAAAATCAGTGTTGCTGTAGCAAAAGCAATGAAATCTGCTGGAATCAGAAGCAAAAGTTTATCAGATGAAATTGCACAAGAAGCCACTAATAAGTTAAATGAAGATTTAACCGATGATGTAATTGTAAACGTAGATGCAATTCATAGAATGGTTGAAAACGTTGCTATGGACATGGGTTTACATGATCTTGCTCGTGAATATATCTTGTATCGCTTTAACAACATGCCTAGCGTGTTTAGAAAAAGAGCAAATTTAAAACCATATGAATATCCTCAGTTAGTTGAGTATATTGAAGCAATCAGACATTCATATTGGATTCACACAGAGTTTAATTATTCTTCTGATATACAAGACATGAAAGTTCGTATGACGCCAGAAGAAGCTGAAATTGTTAAAAAAGCAATGTTGGCTATATCTCAGATCGAAGTGCAAGTAAAAACATTTTGGTCTAAGATCGGAGATAAAATGCCTAAGCCTGAAATCCAAGCAGTTGGAGTAACATTTGGTGAATCTGAAGTTCGTCATGCCGATGCTTATGCTAACTTATTAGAAATTATGGGATTGAATGAAGAATTTGAAAATATTGTTGAAGTTCCAGCAATCAAAAAACGCATGGCATATTTAGAACAAGCAATTCAGTCTCCTGTAGACGATAAAGATTATTTTCATAGAATTATTCTTTTTTCTATGTTTGTTGAAAATGTATCATTATTTTCACAATTTTTAATTATGATGTCATTTAACAAGCATAAGAATGTATTGAAGGGCATTTCAAACGCTGTAGAGGCCACATCAAAAGAAGAAGATATTCATGCTCGATTTGGTTTTGACATAGTGAATATTATCAAAGAAGAGCACCCAGACTGGTGGGATAAAGATACTATCAATGAAGTTAATAGACTTTGTAGAGAAGCGTTTAAAGCAGAATCAGCAATTGTAGATTGGATTTACGGAGATTCTGATCTTGACTTTCTGCCAAAAGAAACTGTTAAAGAGTTTCTTAAACATAGATTTAATCAATCGTTAAAAGCAATTGATTTAAAACCATTGTACGATGTTGATAGAGAACAAGTTCGCTCAACAGATTGGTTTGTAGAAGAAATTCTTAGCACAAAGAACATTGACTTTTTTGTGAAACGCAGTACAGCATATTCTAAGAAAACAAAAGCATTCACAGAAGACGATTTATTTTAAGGAGACAAAATGAAAAAATTTTATTGGCTAAACGAAGACTCAAAAACTTTTCTTTCTAGAGGATATTTGGAAAAAAATGAAAGCCCTAGAACCCGCATAAAAAAGATTGCTGAAGCGGCAGAAGAATATTTAAAAATGCCGGGCTATGCGGATAAGTTCTATGACTATATGAGTCGAGGATTTTATTCATTGTCGTCTCCTGTTTGGGCAAACTATGGCAAAGAAAGAGGTCTCCCAGTAAGTTGTTTTGGTTCTTATATTGATGACAACATGGAGTCAATTCTTTATGGGCATGCTGAAAACGGCATGTTAATGAAAAACGGTGGAGGAACTTCTGGTTATTTTGGTGCACTGCGACCCAGAGGCGCACCCATCAAAAACTCAGGAGAGTCTTCGGGTTCTGTACATTTTATGCAAATGTATGACACTCTAGCATCGGTGGTATCACAAGGTTCTGTCCGTAGAGGATTTTTTTCAGCATATCAAGATATTGAACATCCTGATGCAGAAGAGTTTTTAGACATTGGGATTGAAGGAAACCCTATTCAAGGACTAACAACTGGTATCGTTGTTTCAGATAATTTTATTAAAGAAATGAAAGAAGGTGACCCTGATAAACGCAGAGTATGGGCTAAAGTGTTACAGCGTAGATCAGAAATTGGTTATCCTTATATTTTGTATTCTGGAAATGTAAACAACAATAAGCCACAAGTATATAAAGACAAAGACTTGCGTATTCATGCCTCGAATATGTGCTCAGAGATTGCTTTGCCTTCAACAACTGAAGAAACTTTTACTTGTGTACTATCATCTATTAACTTGTTGCATTGGGACGAGATTAAAGAAACAGATGCGATTGAAACGATGACTTACTTTTTAGACACTGTGTGCGAAGAATTTATTCGCAAAACAGAAGGTCATGAATACATGAAACGAGCACACGAGTTTGCTAAAAATCATAGAGCAATTGGCATGGGTGTTTTAGGTTGGCACTCTTATTTACAGTCTAACATGATTGCTTTTGAGTCTAAAGAAGCGGCACAAAAGAATCTAGAGATTGCCAAAACAATGAAAGAAAAATCATACGAAGCATCAAAAGAGTTGGCTAAAAAGTTTGGAGAACCACCTTTGTTGAAAGGTTACGGAATGCGTAACACAACAACAATGGCAATTGCTCCTACCAAGTCAAGCAGTTTTATTCTTGGACAAGTAAGTCAGTCTATTGAACCCGAGTTCTCAAACTGTTATGTGAAAGATTTGGCAAAAATGAAAGTAACAATTAAAAATCCATATTTACTTGAATTGTTAGAGTCTAAAGGAGAAAACACTGACGAAGTTTGGGAGTCTATTATGGTTGCTGACGGATCAGTTCAGCATCTTGAATGCTTAACACAAGAAGAAAAAGAAGTCTTCAAAACTTTTTCTGAACTCAACCCTTATACAATTATTGATCAAGCATCGACAAGACAAGCATATATTGATCAAGGACAAAGTTTAAACTTGATGCTTGATCCTGATATGAGTGTTAAAGAAATTAATTCGCTATATTTGTATGCATGGGAAATGGGCGTTAAAAGTTTGTATTATAGCTATTCAATGTCAACTGCACAATCACTTACTCGTAAACGTGTAATGTCTACAGGCTGTGCGGCTTGCGAAGCCTAATAAAATATAATATCACTTTATATTGCTGAATAAATATTAACACGGCATTTGTATGCCGTTTTGGATAATAAAGGTGATGTACTATGAAAGCAATTGTATGGAGTAAAGATTATTGCCCGTTCTGTGTTCAAGCTAAAGTGTTATTGGAGTCCAAAGGTATTGAAATCGAAGAAAGAGATATTGGTCAAGATTGGACAAGAGAGCAAATGCTAGAAGCAGTTCCTGATGCAAAAACTGTACCTCAAATATTTTTAGATGATGAATACATAGGTGGCTTTACCGAACTAAAACAACGACTTTTAGATTAAATTAATTTATATAAAGGACAAACAATGAATATTGAAAAAAATGAAATATACACAATCAAACTAAATTCTGGCGAAGAATTAATTGCAAAAGTTACAGATATTGATACTGAAAATAATCAATTAGTTGTATCTGAGCCAGTTTCTGTTGCACCAAGTGCTCAAGGAATGGGACTGGTTCCTAGCGTGTTTACAGCCAATAATAGTGCTGAATATAGAATAAATACTACTAGCGTTGCGATTTACGTACCAACTGATGATACGATCAAAGACAAGTACGTTGAAGCAACTTCTGGAATTCAGCTTCCAGAAAAGAAAGTAGTATTAGGATAATATGGCGAAACTTAGCAGAAAAGGTGATGCAACACAAGCAGGCGGAAAAGTTGCTAAAGGAGCAAAAACAGTTTTTGCTAACAACAAGCCTGTGGGAGTTCATGTTGGTGACATAACTCCGCACGGCAAGGGCAAACATAAAAAAGCCAAAACTACAGAAGGAAGTCCATCAGTTTTTGCTGATGGTTCTCCTGTATTACGAGAGGGAACAGGTTTAGATTGTGGGCACAAAATTATTCAAGGTAGCCCCAATGTTAATGTGCCCTAACAACGCGAGCATACCCCATGGCAGACAGCGGAAAACAAAATCCCTTAGGAGTAAACGTATTAGGTGAACACCTTATTAACAGGGGTCTTACTATTAATCCAATCGCTGCCAGCTATATGGGTAGTAGTAATTCTAATGACAATTATAACTTTGGTCGTCTAGTACAAGATACTGTTTTAAGATTGTTGACCTGGAGCATCCACGACGGGTATAATCGAGAGAAAGTAACAAGTGCTACTTACAACAACTTAATAAATATTTCGGGAAGAAGTAGCAATCAAATTCATGCTTTAGGGAATTCTAAACCTCCTAGCTACCAAGCTAAAGACAACGGAGGCGTTTGGACTACGTTAGCACAAAAACAATTAGGGGTAACAGCACCTGCCAACACTGGATATCCGATTGAAGGAAACACAGACTATGGTCAAGCCGCGTCTTGGTTGCCATATAATACATCTAATCCCAACGATTCGATTACTCAATGGGGATATATAAGACTTCATGCTCTGCAAGCACATAACGAATTTAATTGGAACAATGAAAATCCAACCGCATCTCCCGAATACAAAGAATTTTTAGGATCATACCTGTCTTCAGATGCTTGGCTCCAGAGTATAAATGAAGCTATTCTAGCGATACACAATGCTGAAAACTTTTTAAGGGGCATGTATACTAGTTTAGATGACTTAAACACTGCTGAAATATCTGGTGTAAGCAGTGCTTTTGGTAGCTTTGGAGATGAATTATTAACGTTAGGTAATGCAATAGATTTTACTATGCTTGATTCGTTTGGTTTACCATCAACGTTATTAAGAACCCTAGCAAAAAATAATGCTATTACTGCTGAACTAAGTTTAGCATTACTAGCATCAGGTTTAACCAATAAAGAAATTTCAAATATTTCTTCTGGCAAAGTTACTGGATTGTCTGTAGATAAAGAACGACAAATATATGGAGCCTTTTTAGCAATAAGAGGTGATCGTAGTGAAGGAGAAACAAGTAACTTGCGTGAAGTTTTAAGTAGGTTAGGCGTTGAACCTAATAGAATAAAAAGAACCGGATTTTTTGATGAAGGGTTTGAATCGCTTGCTGATCTTTTAAATGTCAGAAAACTTTTCGGATATGCACTTGATACTTGGCGTTCGCTTACTGTTCCTATATACAGTACAAACTTAGATCAGCCCGCTAAAACATTATACCCTATATTCAATAACAGCGGAGGTATTAACGCTAGTTTAAAATCACCGTCAATAAAGGAGCTTGTAGGAAATCTGTCCCCTAGTATGACTCCGCCTACTAGAGAATCATCACAGTCTAATCCAGATTTAATAAATTCGAATTTGCCAACTGGATTTGATTCATATTTAAGAGGAATATTGCCTGAAGATCAAGCAATAGCCGCCGGTGCTTTTTCTTACTCTATGCAACAGATCAAAAGCATTGAAAATTCTAATTTGCCAGAGTTTGGAAACATTGTAAGAAATTTAGAAACAATAAATTTAGGTGCTCAAACGCCGGGTACTCTTCCATTATTAAATCAAGCGGATGTTCCTACTAATCAAGATGCTCGTGCAGAGGCGA